TGCAATCATCTTATATTTCAACGGATGTAAGAGACAGCGTTTTATTTATGTTGCCGTCTATCATGCGTACTTTTTTTGGTACTAAGAAAGTTGTTGAGTTTGTTCCGAAAGATGCTGGTGATATAGAACTAGCAGAACAACAAACAAGTTATGTTAATTATTTAATCCAAGAAAAGAATCCAGGTTTCCAAGTTTTATACAATGCTTTCAAAGATGCTTTGATTAGAAAAACTGGTTTTGTAAAAGTTTTTTGGGATGATTCAACCACATCGACAACTCACGAATATTCAGACCTGGACCCGCAAACATATCAAGTCTTAATGCTAGAAAAAAACTTAGAGCTTGTTAGCGAAAGCGTGACTATGGAATCTATGACAATGATAGATCCAGAAACTAATCAAGAGATCACACAAGAATCACCAGCATCATACGATGTTGTTGTTAAAAGAATTAAAGACAAAGACCAGGTGTGCATAGAATCTATTCCGCCAGAAGAAGTTTTAATATCTAGACACGCTAGAGATATTGAGTCAGCTTCTTATGTTGGTCACAGAATGATTAAAACAATGTCAGATCTTGTTGCTATGGGATATGACCAAGATATGTTAGAAGAATACAGAGGAGCAGGTTACGCAGATGATCCTCAGACTAGCAACGAAGTAAACGCCAGGAATCCTTACGATGACATTGTTTATCCAGATAGAGCAGACAAAGGATCTAACGACATACTCTATGTAGAACATTATTTATTTTATGATTTAGACGAAGATGGTATAGATGAGAGAGTTAGAGTTTGCACCGTGGGGGATGGTTGCAACATAGTAGATGTTATGCCGTGTCACGAATTGCCGATTGTTATGTTTTGTCCTGACCCCGAACCACACACAGCAATCGGCTCCTGTCCTGCTGATTATTTAAAACCAATCCAAGCTGCTAAATCACAAATCATGCGTGATACTTTGGATTCTTTAGGACACTCAATCTTTCCAAGAATGGGAATTGTTGAGGGCCAAGTAAACATAGATGATGTTTTAAATACAGATATTGGACAGCCAATCAGAATGAGGTCGCCAGGAATGGTCCAGCCTTTCTCTGTGCCGTTTGTTGGTAAAGAAGCATTTCCTGTTTTAAATTATTTAGACGAAGCAAAAGAAAATAGAACGGGAGTTTCTAAGGCAAGTGCTGGATTAAATGCAGATGCTTTACAAAGTTCTACTAAGGCTGCCGTTGCAGCTACGATGAGTGGAGCACAAGGCAGAATCGAACTTATCTGCCGTCACTTTGCTGAAGGCGGTATGAAAAAATTATTTGGTTTAGTTAGCGACTTGATTGCAAAACATCAGACTGCTACAGAAATTTTTAGATTAAACGGCAAGTTTATACCTATAGATCCAAGATACTGGGATAACTCAAAAGATATTGGTATCAATGTCGCTATATCTAAGACTAGCGATGAGGAAAAAGCTGCAGTCTTACAAAGTTTGGCACAAAAACAAGAACAGATATTGCAGACAATGGGGCCAAACAATCCTTTAGTTTCAATGCAACAATACGCCAATACACTTAAAAAGTTTGTTGAACTAGCAGGAATAAAAGATACAGAATCTTTTATAAACTCAGTTGTGCAAAACCCACCACCTGTTCCGTCTAAACCTAGTGCAGAAGAACAACTGGCTATGGCAGAAATGGAAAAAGCAAGGGCATCTGCACAGAAAGCATTGTTAGATGCTGAAACTGATCGCATGAAAATTATCATGGATGATGATAGGCAAAGAGATATTGAAGAAGCTAACCTTAGACTCAAGGCAAAAGAGATGGAAGCCAAATACAACACACAAGTTAATATGGCTGAGATAAACGCTTTGATGGAAAGAGATAGAGAAACAATTAGATCTATCGCTAAAATACAAGCACAAGGATTAACAAAAACTAATCAACAGCAATGAGTATAAATTATAGAGGTGAAAGATTCTCTGGTTACAACAAGCCAAAGAGAACTCCAGGCAAGTCTAAAAAATTTGCAGTCCTTGCTAAGAAAGGTGAAAAAGTAAGACTGATTCGCTTTGGGGATCCGAATATGAAAATCAAAAAGAATCAACCAGGCAGAAGAAAGTCATTCAGAGCAAGACACAGATGCGATTCAAACCCACCTGACAAGTTGTCAGCTAGATATTGGAGTTGTAAAAAGTGGTAAGGAAGTTTAGAAAAGTTCCTAAAACAAAAGGCGGAGTGCCAAAGAAATATGTCAAAGGAGCAAAGAACCCAAAAGCTAGAGAGAAAGAAATAAAAAGAACTAGAAAGTTATACAAAGAGGGAAAACTAACCCCAAAAATGATGGATAAGATTTCAAAAGAAAGAAGTAAAAGTGGCAGAAAAAAGAAGAGCAAGAAGTAAAAAGAAAGGCGGCAAATATTCTTCTATTCCAGGAGCAGGTCGTTTTTCTAAATCTACTTTAGATAAAGTTTATCGCAGAGGTTTAGGAGCTTATTTAAGTTCTGGATCCAGACCAGGAGTATCACAACACGCCTGGGCGATGGGCCGTGTAAAAAGTTTTGTATCAGGTAAGGGCGGTGCTAGAAAGGCTGATTCAGACCTGTTAAAATCTAGAAAGAAAACAACCACGAGGAAAAAAAGATGAAACATAAAATGAAAAAAAAGATGCCAAAAAAACCATCTATGAAAAAGAAAGGTAAAAAATATGGCAAATAAAAAGTTATCACCTAAACAAAAAAAGTTAGCTAGAGTTGCAAAACCTAGAAACAAGATAACTGGTGCTGATTTTAAAAAACTTAAGAAAAAGAAAAAATGAAGGTAAAAGCACCTAAAGGCTATCATTGGATGAAACAAAAAAATGGTAGTTATAAATTAATGAAACATTCAGGAAAGTTTGTTAAGCATAAGGGGGCCTCATTATCTGCTAATTTTGCAGTACAAAAATCACATAGTAAGTGACTTAGCCTTATAATGGGCCAATGAATGAAGTTGTCACAGTAATAAATGAAGTTGGTTTTCCCATTGCTGCAACTCTCGGATTAGGTTTTTTTCTATGGAAATTGTTAAATAAAATAGTCAACGGCATGGAACAAAAAATAGATGTGGTCGATGACAAAATAAACGAATCTCTCCAGGCAGTCGAAAAAAGATTAGATTCCAAACTTGATTCCCAAACACAAATTCTTATACAACTTATTGACAGAGTAAGGTCTGTTGATAACGAAATTATACGCCAAGATATATTGTTAAAAACAATCCTGGGCGTACCTAACTTGATTGAAAAAGAAAAAATAGCTAAAGCAAATCAAAAAGATAAGAGGAAAGACTAATGCCAGATCCTATTACAAATTCAGTTGTTGGTATTGCAGGCAACGTACTCAATAAATTTGTTGCAGATAAGAACCTAAAAATGAAACTGGAACATGAACTCAAGACACAATTACAAACTGCTAACCTTGCACAAATAGAAGTTAATAAAATAGAAGCAGCTAGTAAAAATTGGTTTGTAGCTGGCTGGAGGCCGAGTGTCGGCTGGTGCTGTTCTTTGGCCATGATGTATCATTTCATCCTTGCACCTATGATTCAGTTTGCTATTGGCATAGCTGGTATACAAGTTGCTTTGCCTGAGTTTGATTTTACTCAGTTATCTACAATATTGATGGCGATGCTCGGCATGGCAGGTTTAAGGTCTGTAGAAAAAATACAAAAAGTAACAAAGGGAAACTAATGACTTGGAAAAATTTTAAACTAGAAGAATTTGCTTGTTCGCATTGCGGTGAAAATAATATTAATTATGACTTGATAGATAGATTGCAAGCATTACGATCTGATCTAGGATTTCCATTTATTATTACTTCTGGTTATCGCTGTGTGGAACATCCTGTAGAAATCAAAAAACCAAGACTAGGAACGCACGCTATGGGACTTGCGGTAGATATATTGTGTCAAGGAGAGGAAGCGTATAAAATTATAGCTAATGCAGAAAAATATGGTTTTACTGGTATTGGTGTGAATCAAAAAGGCAATATTCGTTTTATTCATTTAGATATAGCATCTGAAGAAGATAATAAAGTAAGACCAACTGTATGGAGTTATTAATGCCGAGAACAACTGTGAATCAAGTAGCAAGCCAGATAGAAACCCATGAACAAGTGTGTGGTGAACGCTGGAAAAACGCCTACGAAAGATTTGACCGTATCGAAGCATTAATGGAAGCACATTCACAAAGATTATGGTGGATAGCAGGGATTATAATTTCTTTGTTGTTACCTATTGCATACAGTAGTTTATTTTAATGATGTCTATAGGAATGAAACCAGGAATGACTGCACCAATGGGTAACCCAATGATGCAAAAACCCATGGAAGAAAAAATTTCACCATCTATGATGGAACTTAACAAAATGCTAGACACTATAGACTTTAGCAAACTTCCTAATTTAGACATGGATAAAATGAATCTTGCAGAACGAAATGTTCAAAAACCAGATATATCTCAAAGACTATCTATGTTTCAAACTCTTTATCCAGGAGCCTTTAAAGGTTTATTTGGATCTATTTAATAATGGTAACTGAAAAAGAAGTAAGAGAATCCCAAGAAGCAGAAAACATTTTAAAAAGCGAAGTTTTTAAATTGGCAATCCAAAACCTTGAGAAAGAATATATAGCACATTGGAAAAATTCTAATAAACTTGAAGATGTTACCTGGAGAGAGGATCTTCACAGAGCAATATCCCTTTTGCCAGAAATAGAAAGACACCTAAGAATCATTATCGAAAAAGGCAAACTTACTAAAACAAATATACAAAAGATAAGAAATTCATTATAAAATACAAACTAAACGAGGTTAAATATGGCAACAACGGATAAACCGATTGCATTACAATCTGAGATGGAACAAGCAGTTTCTTCTCTTGAGAGTTTTCTAAATCCAGAGGAGAAAGAAAAACAAAATCTTGAAGAAGAAGAAATTGTTGACCAAGAGGAAACTGAAGAAACTGAACATCTTGAAGATGAGGAACTTGAAGAAGAAGAATCGGAAGAAGATGAAGAAGAATCAGAGGAAGAATCTGAAGAATCAGAACTCGAAGAAACAGACGAAGAACAAACAGAAGTTGAGCAAGAAATAGAGGAACCTGCACTTCATGCCGTTAAAGTTAATGGTGTAGAAATTGAGGTCACACTCGAAGAACTTATCAATGGCTATTCTCGTCAGCAAGACTATACTCGAAAAACTCAAAAGGTTGCGGAGAAGGAACAAACTTTAGACCAAATATCTTTGGAGGTTGAGAAAGAAAAAGCTGCGTATGCAGAGATGGTACCGAAATTAAAAGCGGTTATTGCTGGTAGCATGGGTGAAGAACCCGATTGGGCCAAACTAAGTGAGGAAGATCCTTACAAGTATGTTCAAGAAAAAGAACGCTGGGATAGAACACAGAAAACTTTAGATATTGCTTTGCAAGAGGAAGAAAGGTTGAAGAAGGAACAAGAAGAAAAATTTCTTGAAGAACAGAAAACCATCCTTGAGTTTAGCAACAAAAAGATTTTAGAGGTTGTACCCGAATGGAAAAATGCTGATAAAGCAAAATCTGAAAAGGCTTCTATAAAAGAATATGCTGTTAATGTTTTAGGTTATACAGACCAGGAAATAGATATGATTATTGATTATCGTGCTTTACATGGATTAAGAGAAGCATGGTTAAATCATAAAACTAAGAAGGCTGTTAAGAAAAAACCTAAAGAAAAAGTTATGTCCAAAGTTGCGAAGCCAGGAACAGTAAACACTAAGAAATCTCAAACCCGTGCATCGGTGGCTAAAAAAAGGTTGGCCAAATCTGGCAAAGTGCAAGATGCGGCTAAAGTATTTGAAAATTTAATTTAATCCTGGCGAAAGCCAGAGGAGTATTAAAATGGCTAAGGTCACAAATGCCTTCGACACCTATACTGCGACTGCTGATAGAGAAGAATTATCAGATGTAATCTATAATATCTCCCCTACAGCTACTCCATTTATGAGTGCAATAGGCAGAACAAATGTCAACAATGTTCAATTTGATTGGCAAACTGAATCTCTACCAACTGCAAGTGGTACTGGTAAATTAGAAGGTTTTGAACTTTCTAGATCAGCTGCTACTGCTACTGTCAGAGAAAGCAATGTATGTCAAATTAGCAGCAGAGATGCGACTGTAACAGGTACGCAAAATGCTTCTGATGCGGCTGGTAAAAGGTCAGAAATGGCACACCAACTAGCTTTAATGGCGAAAGTCTTAAAGAAAGATATGGAAGTTGCCCTTACTGGTAATACAGCTAAAAACGCTGGTAATGCTACAACTGTTAGACAAACTGGTGGTTTTGAAACCTGGATTGAAACTAATGTTTCAAGAGGTACAAACGGTGCTGGTGCTGGTAACGGTGCTGCCCCTACAGATGGTACGCAAAGAGTTTTTACTGAAGCAATGATTAAATCTGTGCAACAATCCGCTTTTACAAATGGTGGTGAACCTTCAATGTTAATTGTTGGTCCTCATGTAAAATCAGTTGTTTCAGGATTTACTGGTAGAACACAAGCTAGACAGATGATAGATGCAAACACTATTGAAGCATCTGTTTCTATCTATTCTGGTGATTTTGGTGAACTACAAGTTGTTCCTACTAATGTTAGTAGAGCAAGAACAGCTATGTTAGTAGATCCTGATTTTGCTAAAGTTGCTTATCTTAGAGATTTTACCACTACTGATATTTCAACTATTGGTGATGCTGAAACTAAGATGTTACTTGTTGAGTATGGACTAGAAATGAGCAACGAAAAGGCTCATGGTTTAGTTGCAGACTTATCAACTTCATAAGCTAAATAAAGGGGGAGTTCTCCTATAATTAACTCACACTCCCCCTTTTTTTAAGATGTCAAAAAAAACAACAACAATAAGTTTTACAGTAGGTGGCAAATCTGATTTTGTTACTGAAGATGACAAACATATTTATCATCACTCACAAAATGTTCAGCCTGTCTTGGACAATGTAAAAAAATTAAGTCAATTAAAACCAGGTAAAGATATGCGACTTGTCGCAGAAATACCTATGGTCATATATAATAAAATGCTAAGAGAAGGATCTATTAGAGATAAATCTCATTTGAAAAGATGGCTTAACAATCCAGATAATAAAATGTTTAGAGTTTGGCAGGGCAAAGTATGACTTATTCAGAATTAAAAACAAAAATTGCAAGTTACTTAAACAGAAGTGATTTAACATCTGAACTTGATGGTTTTATAGATCAAACAGAAGCAGAATTAAACAGAAGATTAAGAACTGCTGACATGGTTAAAAGAGCTACGGCCACAGCAGATGGTCAATATTTATCTTTACCAACTGATTGGTTAGAAGCAATAAACATAGAAATAACTTCTAATAACTTCAGACCACTCATGCAACAAACAATAGAATCTTTGGATCTATACAGAAAAAGCAACAACAATAGATCTGGACAACCCATGTATTTTTCTATTGTAGATAACACACTTGAATTAGCACCAACACCAGACCAATCTTACACATTACAATTAACTTACTACGAAAAAATATCTGCGTTAAGTGACAGCAATACATCTAACTTTATTTCTACAAATCATTCAGATTTATATTTGTATGGTGCATTGAAACACGCATCAATCTTTCTAATGGAAGATGAAAGAGTGCCATTGTTTGAAAGATATTTTGAGAGAGCAATAAAAGAATTAGAGGACCAAGAGGAGAAAAAACAATTTGGAAAAGGATCTCTTTTACCAAGAAGAAGAACTTATGGTAAAAGGAAAAAAAATATATACTATATGGATAACACATAGAGGTAGAAATGGCGGGATTTACTGATTATTTAGAAGATGCTTTATTAAAGCACGTTTTTACAAACACAGCGTACACTTCACCAACAACCGTGTATGCTGCTTTATTTACTGTAGCTCCATCCGATACTGGTGGTGGAACTGAAGTTTCTGGTGGTGCTTATGCTAGACAATCTATGGCATTTTCTGTATCAGGAACAGACACATTAGCAACTAATTCTGCTGCTGTAGAATATCCAACTGCAACGGCAGACTATGGAACTGTTGTAGCTGTAGGCATATTTGATGCTGCTACTTCTGGTAATTTATTAGCATACGCAGACTTAACAACTTCAAAAACTGTCTCTTCAGGAGATGTATTTAGATTTAACGCAGGTGACGTAGATATAACCCTGACGTAGAGTAATGTCTGAACAAACTTATAATTTTGGACGTTACAACAAGTCTAATTGGAATAATCTTCAATACGATTTTGGTGCGGTAGCTGTTACAGGCGTATCAGCTTTTACTGCTGATGGTCTTAAAATTAATCTAGGTGCTAGTGCTGTAAGCCTTGTTTCTAGCGTACTC